GGAGGTGAAAGAGATGATAATGAACGTAAAATTCGACAATGAAGAAATCATGAATTTGCTTCAACAGGCAAAAGAACAGATTGACGCATTGCGAACGACAACGATGCGGTTAAACGCGGTACTTGGCATAGCTGTAGAAAAAGAGCCGCTGGATGGGCCCAGCGGCAGCAAATGATTTATTTTGCAATTGCGGAAAGGGCTTCTGATAAAGATACGGCCAATTCATTGAAAGATTTTTCTACTTCTTTACAAAGTTGAGTTGCGAGCGACTTGGCTTCGTCCGATGCATCAGAGCTGGTGATGACAGCGTTGACGCTTTGTGCGAACCCATCCGCTACCCCTCCGAGAGAGGCCTGCAATTCATCGTAAATCTGGTAGTCCAAAATATCACCTCCTTTCGCACCAATTGTAGCACAAATGAGGTGAAGCGACTACCGGATTTAACACCCCACAAAACGAACGAGGAGAAATTATGACACTGAAAGATATTGAAGAAATGACGCGCGAACGGATTGGAACAAAGGAGATTGCCGCACTATACGGCATGTCTCCGGGTGATGTTCTGAGAAAGGCGCATTCAGACGACCCAGAGCAACGATGGCCATTCAATTTCACTTGGAACGGGAATCGCCTTATGGTTCCAAGGGAAGCGTTCCTTGCGTGGGCACGTGGCGTGAGAGGTAACGAAAATGGACAAGCCTAACCCGTTCTGCCTGCGTCTCCCGCGCGGCCTGCGTGGATGGACAAGCCTTATCTATAAGGTGGTGCTGATTGCAGCTATGCTACCTGTACTGGACGGCCTGCAGGCGATAGGCCGGGGCAACTCGGACATGCTGCCGGGGCTTGCAACGCTGGCGTTTGGGCTGGTGCTAGTGCTGGCTGGGATTGGTGGGTACATATCGGTGAGAGAGGAGGATTTCAATTGAAAGTACCACATTGTCCTGAATGGCTGCAAACAGTTGCACTTGTGCTGTCTGTTTTGGCACTGATCATATCATTCATGCGTTAGAGGAGGACAAATAAAGTGAATCAGGTTGCACGCGAAGAACTCAAATATGTTAAAGAAATACGCGAAGTCAAGGACATAAAAGAAGTTGCGCAGATGCTATCCAGTGGAAAGTGGATCGCAATCTACGCAACAACGAATGAACCGTTTGTATTTTCTATGGGAAGAACTGCTGATTGATCCTATGTAGCGGTCACGGCCTTTTAGCTTCTCCGCGCATTCCATTCCATCCAAGAGAATATACAATGCACGAATCTTCTCCGGATGGGAGTGCTACAGTATTTAGCAAAATCCAACCAAGATTTAAGTACTGTTGAGCGCTATCAGCGCCTAAAGCATCTACCACATCGGAAATGCACGAATAATCAAAGTCCATGTCATCACCTCCTTGTTCATAAGGATACCATGTAGAAATTTGAGGTACAAGTTAAATATGTACACAAATGAAAAAAGCCCTGCCCGCGCTACCAACACGGACAAGGCAACAAAGAAAAATACACTATCTATAAAATACACCGAAAGAGGGCGTTTGTCAAATGGCATATAGTAACGACGAATTTGCGTATGGCATTTTTGCGCCGGAGTTATCGCATGCGGATGAGCTGAAAAAAGAGCGTATTGAAGAACTTCTTGCCAAAAAAGATGCACTCCAGACTGAACGCTTTGAACTGGATGCTCAAATCGAAGAAATAGACGAGGAGCTGGCAGATCTGGAGGTGGGAGCTTGAATCCCATCACGGAGGATTTCCCAGCTGGCATACAGGAATTTGAAGCGCTGTATCTGACGGATCCGTTTTGGTTCCCAAAAGGGAAAAAGGTCTGCAGGTACTGCCTGATTGGATGCCGGTATGAGGAGGATTTTAAACGGTTCAGCTGCCGGTTCACAGGTGAATGGCTGCTGGAACCATTTAAGGAGCGCGGGCACTTTTGCCCGCTGAAGGAGAAAAACAATGGAGAGAAATGACGGTAAAATCCATATCCCAGCGAGAACCAAAAAGTACACCAACAATAACCGTGCACAGATTTGGATAAGCACGGAAGCATATAACGCATTGGTTGACGTGTATAACGAGAGCACGCTTTCGATGACACAGCTCGGCAGCATATTCATTTTGAACGCAGCTGAACGTGTCGTGTTTGACAAGGAGGAATGACTTATCGGAATCCCTGTATTGATTCTAGGCGAGAGCGGGAGCGGAAAAAGCGCGAGCCTGCGGAACTTTGAGCCGGGTGAGATCGGTATTTTCAATGTGGCCGGGAAACCGCTGCCTTTTAAAAAGAAACTGCCGAGCAAAAACACAGATGAATACGCAAAAATCATGTCCGGCCTGCTGGGCGGCAAGTGCAAGTCTTTTGCTATTGACGATAGCCAATATCTGATGTGCTTTGAGATGTTCAGCAAATCGGCTGAGGTGGGATATCAGAAATTCACAGACATGGCATTGCATTTTTACAATCTCGTGCAGCTCGTTATCAAAAAACTGCCGGATGATGTGATCGTGTACTTTTTGCACCACGTGGACGTGGTGGACGGGCGAATCAAGGCAAAGACCATCGGTAAGATGTTGGATGAAAAATTGACGCTGGAAGGTTTGTTTTCCATCGTGCTGCTGTGCCAGACGGACGGGCGAAATCATCAATTTATCACGCAGAGCGACGGTACCACGACTGCGAAGAGCCCGATGGAAATGTTCGAGCCGGTAATTGAAAACGATTTGAAAGCCGTGGATGGAATCATCCGCGAATATTACGGACTGGAAAAGGCTGTAAAAGAAAAGGAGTAATGGAAATGGCAATTAAAAAACCTGATAACTGGGAAAATGTAAAAGCCGCAGCGGAGCGGGAAAAACTGCCTGTGGGAGCATACATCTGCAAAATTTTGAAAGCAGGAGTACGCACATACGAGAGCCGCGACGGCAGCAGCACCTTTGAAAAGCTGGAGATCGCATTCGACATTGCAGAGGGAGATTTTACAGGGCACTACAAGAAGGATTTCGATGCGCAGCGCGGCGAGGACAAGAAGTGGAAAGGTGTGCTCCGGCAGTATCTCCCCAAAGACGACGGCACGGAAAATGACGAGTGGACAAAGAGCGCACTCAAGGCGCTGATCGAAGCTGTCGAAGAAAGCAATATCGGGTACCATTTTGATTTTGAACACGAAGAACAGCTCAAGGGGAAGATGGTCGGCATTTTGTTCCGCAACGAGCAATGGGCCATGGGGACGCGCAATGGATGGAAAGCGCAGCCGTTTAGAGCACTGACGGTAGAACGAGTGCGTAATGGCAAGTTTACTCTGCCTGCTGACAAGCCGAACAAAAATGCCGTGAGCATTGACGTGGCTGCGGATACAGATGATTTCGCCACCATTGACGATGACGAAGATTTGCCCTTCTGATGCATCCGGTAGAGCAAAAATCCGTGCTTGACAGCATGGTGATACTGGTGGACACACGGGAACAGGACACGCCGCGTCTGCGGCTTCGTTTAAAGAAAATGGAATGCCCGTACGAGAGGCAGAAGCTGGACTTTGGGGACTATTCCGCGAAGTTCCGGATGCCCACAGGCGACTGGTGGAGCCTTGCCGGGCGTGTGGCCGTGGAACGGAAAATGAGCCTTGACGAGTTGTGCCAATGCTACACGCGCAGCCGGGACAGGTTCACACGCGAATTTGAACGCGCGGCCGGCATGGGCGCGAAAATCTATCTGCTTGTGGAAAACGGCTCGTGGGAACAGGCCTGGGACGGTGAATTTCGCACGAGAATGACGCCGCAGGCGCTGGTAGCAAGTATGACGGCGTGGCTGGCGCGGTATAACTGCCAGCTGCTTTTCTGCGAGCCGAAGTTGAGCGGGCCGTTGATACGCGAGGTGCTGTACCGGGAAGCAAAGGAGCTTTTGGAAAGCGAGGCATTCTGATGGGGCGTGCGGTGGACATTATCAAGGGCAGCCTTACGATGCGGGATATCTTCGCCAAGTATGGCTTTGAACAGAATCGTGCAGGCTTTATCGTATGTCCTTTCCACAGCGAGAAAACCGCGAGCCTTGGCACATATGCGAATGACAAACGCTGGAAATGCTTCGGATGCGGCGCCGGGGGCGACGTGATCAGTTTCGTGATGAAGCTGTTTGGACTCAACTTTTCACAGGCGGTCATACGGCTTGGCGCGGATTTTGGGTTTACAGATGATGAAAAGACTGATACCCGCGCCATGGCCGTTCAGCGCCGCGCACAGCGTGCAAAAGAGCTGGAAGAGCTGGAGGCATACAGGAAAGAGTGGGACAGCCATATGCTGCGGTACAGAGCCTGTGAGGAAGCGGAGAAAGATTTCCGTCCGCATATAGGCATAGAAGCAATGCATCCAAGCTATATTGCCGCTGTGCGTGGTTGTGAATACGAATGGGAGTGGCTGCAAGGCCACCCTTGGAGGTGATTTGAATATCACAGGAAATGACGATATCGCCCTATACAAAGGACGATTTTTTAAAAGGAACGAAGCCGTTTGAGGATGTTTATGCGCACAAGGCAGACCCGTTTGTACATGACCGTGCGTTGGAACAGATGACGATTTGGGCAAAATCGGTCGGCGTGAACGGCTTCAAAAAACTCTATAAGGCATACATAGACAGCCTGCGCATCAAAAACAAAGAGATCATGGTGCCGAATGTCACGCAATTCGATGGACAGGAAATGGAACTGGATTCCGGCCGCTGGGTGGCGGATGAATTTGGGATAAGAACGGATGGTCCATATGGCTCGGATATTGAGGCGTGCAATCATCCGATCATGCCGGTGCTGCGGCTCGTAAACATCGACACGGGCGCAGAGAAGCTTCAGATTGCCTATCGAAAGGGCAAGCAGTGGCGCAAAGTCATAGCTGAAAAAGGCGTGTTGGCCAGCGCAAATAAGATATTGGAGCTTGCAAACGTGGGCGTCGCTGTGACGTCTGAAAGCGCAAAGCACCTGGTACAGTATTTCTATGACCTCGAATCTTTGAACTATGATCGGATCCCTGAAAAAAACAGTGTGAGCCGCCTGGGATGGATTGAAGATGAGGGTTTTTCGCCCTACGTAGAAGAACTTGTATTTGACGGAGACGCAAATTTTCGAACATTTTTTGAGAGCGTGAAAAAACGCGGCAGCATGGAAAAATGGCTCGGCATGGCACGCGGCATCCGGCAGAAGAGTGTATTTGCCCGCGTTATCCTTGCATCGGCGTTTGCGTCTGTCCTGGTAAAGCCGCTGGGCGGTCTGCCGTTCTTCGTACACCTTTGGGGAGGCACGGAATCCGGCAAGACCGTGGGCCTTATGCTGGCAGCCAGCGTATGGGCAAACCCTGAAATCGGGCGTTTCATCCACACATTCAACAGCACTGCGGTTGGACGGGAAAAGTCTGCGGCGTTTGTAAACAGTCTGCCTCTGATACTGGACGAGCTGCAGATCGTAAAGGACAAGCGGGAGTTTGACAAGGACATCTATATGCTCTCGGAGGGTGCAGGGCGCACCAGAGGCACGAAAAGCGGAGGGGTGGATAAAACCCCTACCTGGGCAAACTGCATCCTTACAAGCGGAGAAATGCCTATTACAGGCGCGGGCAGCGGCGGCGGTGCGGTAAACCGTATCATCGAAATAGAATGCCGGGAAAAACTGTTTGAAGACCCGCGCGGCGTTGCAGATACCGTTCGTAAAAACTACGGCTTTGCGGGGCGTGCATTTGTTGAGCACTTACAACAGTACGGTGCAATGGAGCGCGCTGCCGATCTGTTTAAACGGTACAGCGTACAGCTTAGCGAGGGAGATACCACGGAAAAGCAGGCTATGGCTGCGGCGCTTGTACTGACTGCCGACAATCTTGCAACAGAGTGGATTTTTAAAGATGGCCGCGCGCTCACAGCCGGTGAGATCGGCGAATTTCTGCGAACCAAGGCAAGCGTTTCAGCGCATGAGCGCGGATATCAGTATTTATGCGAAACGATCAGCCAGAATGCAAATAAGTTCCTTGGCGGAGACGCCCCGGTGAGCGATGTTTGGGGACGGCTGGAGGACGATGATACGGCAATCGTGATACGGAAGGTATTTGATTCGATATGCGCAGACGGAGGATACAACGCGCAGGCGCTGTTGAGCTGGCTCGCGCAGAACAACTACCTGCAAACGAGCAAACCGCATCTGACGAAGACTGTCAGAATCAACAACATCCCCACCAGATGCGTGGTTTTGAGGCTCCCGCAGCTTGAAAATGACGATTTTGAGCCTTTGGACTACATTCCGGACTGATTTGTAACCACTCAAACTTCTACTGGTTACGTTTTGCGTTACAAAAAAATGGCTCAACAGAGCCAAAAATCAGACCTTGTAACCACTGTAACCAGTGTAACCACTGTTTTGATATACATATCACGTATGAAACATATATGCTGGTAAAAAATGGGTTGTGTGTGTTCGCGCGTATAGGAGTTTCCACAAATAGTGGTTACAGTGGTTACATACCTTGAAAAATGGCTTTGCAAAGCCAAAAAACACGTAACCAGTGGGGTGGTTACAAGGTGGATACGAGTGGTTACGATGACTGAGGAAAAAACAATGGATTTTAAACAAATTGAACATTCCGTGCTGAAGTTTGAACCGATGCCGGATAACGCGCCTCTGCATGAACAGATGTGTTATTTTGCGCTCAGACATCTCTATGAGGATTATAGACGAGGTGTTGTGAATGTGCAAGCTGCGCATGATGAAAAGGTACGGCTTCGGAATGCATTTGAACGAGCTGTCAGTACAGAACAGACCCGTGACATGCTGCGAGATGAATGGCAGACTGGATTAAAGGTATCGAACGAGTTTCGCATTCGGCTGCATAAGGCGCTGGAAAGCGGAGAAGGAATTGACGTGCTGTTTCCACTAGCCTGCACATGCATTGCGGCTATGACTGGCGATAAAACGCTGTTGGGCAGCGAAGTAAAAGAAAAGTTGAAAGCAAGACAAATAAGGATGGATGACGTGTGAACGCAAGATACAGGGATAAATGCCTATCTGTAAAAGAGCGGCAGGCAGCCGCCTATGCTGCAAAACGGGTGATTGAAAAGCAGTTGGATGACGTTGCCAGGCGTGCACAGTATCTGTGGATGTGCGCAGCGCTCAATGCCGGATTTACTGCTGAGGATATCGAGCGAATCCAATCCGAGATGCCGCAGGTATGCGAGAAATACGGTGAGCTGCGGGCTGACAACTGCGCGGATTTTGCGATGCTGAGAGATTTGCGTGAAGCTGGTGTAGACGTAGCCGATATCGAGGATGAGCTATGAAAAGATGGGCGTAGAGCCGATGTGATTGGAGAGAAAGAAAATGGACGATTTGATAAGCCGAAAGGCGCTGCTGGAAAAAGCATGGGAAGCAGATACACAGTGCGGATATGTGCAAGTGGTAGATGTCGGAGACATAGAGGACGCCCCGGCCGTTGACGCCGCACCGGTGGCGCGTGGTGAGTGGATAGAACTCCATGAAGAAAACGGGCATGAGGTGGGTACTTGCTCTCATTGCCGCCATGTGAGAATTGTTGATAATTACTGCCCCAACTGCGGCGCCAAGATGGACGGAGGGAATGACAATGACTGATTTGAAACCGTGCCCTTTCTGCGGGGGAAAAGCTGAATTTGCAAGGAAACAAGTAAAAACTAAAGGCCATTGGTGCGATGCTGTATATGTGCGCTGCACAAACTGTGATGCTCGTTCAAATAGGGTGTTATACAGCGCAAAATATCACAAAAAAAATGATTCTGAGTACCTCGAAGCACAAGAAGCATGGAACCGGAGGGCTGATAATGACAAGGCTGATTGACGCTGATACGCTGATTGAGCGCCTGAAATTCAAACGTCGCTTGAATGGTAACATTCCAGATAAATGTGCTGGATACGATAGTGCGATTGCGCAGGCAAATAAACTGCCTTCCGTTGACCCGGTGCACGCTGCTGGTGTGTGCTACTGCAATGAATGTAAGTTTGTGTGTATTGGAGAAAACGAAGCCGAAAGCTGGTGTTACTGTAAGATGACAAACCGTAATATCAACCTTATTGATTTTTGCAGCAGAGGCCAGCGCCGGGAGGGTTCACAATGAAAATTTTAGTAGCCTGCGAAGAATCGCAGGCGGTAACAATCGAAATGCGCAGGCTAGGACAT